ACGGTGCGCACGCCTCGATAACGTGCGGCCATCAGGGCGTCCCGCCAGGCGGTGAGTTGCGCGAGGTCGGCCATCATGCACCCGGGTTCATGTACCAGCTGCGGTGGTCGATGAAGCCGGCGCCGAAGTCCAGGATCACCCGGATTTCCACGCCGTCCACATCCCAGCCCGAGCGGCTTTCGACCTGTGGACCTTCGGCCCCCGAAAGATAGGCGAACTCAAGCCCATCGATTTCCCCGGGGTCGGCGGTGACATACCAGCGCGTGCCGCTCGACAGCCGCGGCTCCACCACGAGCGAAAGCGAACCCGAAAACGGGTTCACGTCAGCGGCCGTGGCCGGCGCGATCGAGGCCAGCCATTTCTCGGCCGTGGTCTCCAGCGCAGGCGGCACCAGCAGGTTGCGGGGTGTGGCGCGGATCGTCCGATCCTCGATCCCCTTCTGGGTGCGCAGCGCCAGCCGGGCGGCCGACAGCGTCGCATCCGAAATCACCGCGCTTGCGGTGGCCTTGTTGCCGTGCTGCGCGTGGAACAGGGCCTTGCCGTCCGACATTGTCGGGCCGTTGCCCGTGCCGGATTCCAGCAGCGTGACGAGGATGCGCGCCTCGGTTTCGGCCGCGGCCTGCCCCATGCGGCGGGCAAGGTCGGCGAAGGCGCCGAGGTCGTCGTTCACCAGAACCTGCCGGGTGATGCCGATTTTCCGGGCCCAAGTCTCGACCTTGTAGGCCTCGCGCGCCTCGGCCATGGTCCCGGCCTTGATCTCGCCATGCTCGTTCAGCTTTTCCAGAAGCGGCGCCTCACCCAGCATGATCTTGTTCACCGCGCGGAAGTCGCGCGCCGTGGTCTGGCGGCCGAGGCGACGAATGCCCGAGGGTGCGGCCTGATAGGCATCGCGCAGCACCCGGCCCACCGTGTCGCCAAGGATGATGGGAAAATCCGAGGTGGTGTGCAGTGCGCGGGTGACAAGGCTTGCAGGCGAAAGCGCGAGGGTGGACTCACCGCGCAGCGTCAGCAGTTCCCTGGCCATATCCACCGGCGTGGCATAGGCATAGCGGCGGGCGGGTTCGCTGAGCTCATGGCGCGGGTTGATCCGGGACTGGTCCAGCCCGGCGATGCGGGCGATGGAGCGGATCTCGGCATTTGCCTCGGCCCGGGTTTCGGTCTGCGGCGACGTCTCGGCCACCTCTTGCGTTTCAGTGTCAGGCATTTCTGTCTCCATGCGAATATGGGTGCCGGGATCGGCCGGCGTCGGCACCAGGGAAATCTCGTGGGGTGTCCAGCGCACTGCGGTCAGCACGCGCGCGCCGTTCTCGGTGGACTCGGCCCATTCCTCGACCGAGTAGCCGACCGAGACATGGCGCAAGATGCCGGCCTGCACGTCCTGCCAGATTGGCTCGACCTCGGGCCTGGCCGAGAACTGGATGAGGGCCGTGCCGCGCTTGCCGTCGACGGTGGCGCTGCGGACCGACCCCAGCACATCACGCACCGCAGTCTGGCGATGCGCGTCGAGAACGGACGCCCCCTCAAGGCGCGACAGGTCCACCGCCTCGGGCGCAAGGCTCAGCCGTTCGATGTATTGCCCGTCCATGTCCCGACGGCGCACCGGCGCACCGGTGGACCAGACCACCTCGACAGTGCGGGCCTCGGCGTCGGCGGTGGTGGGCGCCAGCGTGGCGCGGCGCGTCAGAAGTTCGATGGCATCAGCCATTGGGGATGTCCTGTTGCTGTGGCGCGCTTGCCGGGCCGAAGCTGAGACCCAGCCCGTCCGCGCGGTCCTTGTCGGCGGCGATCTCGCCATCCACCTGTTCGGCGTCGTAGCCGCGTTCCGAGATCGCCTGGGAGCGGCTCTTTAGCCCAGCGCCGATTGCCATGATCTCGGCCTGCACGTCCTTCACCGGATCGACATAGTCGAACTTGGGCGGCAGCCAGGCACAGCCGAGATAGGCGTCAGGGTTCCGGTCGAAATCCCGCGCGGGCAGATCCCCTGTCAGCACCGCCAGTCGCACAAACCGCTCCCACACGGGACGGCAGAACAGGTGCACGACCACGTTGTGTTGCAGCTGCTCGACCCGGCGGCGGAACTCGATCAGCCCGGCGCGGATCGAGGAATAGGTGACGCCTTCCAGATCGCCCGAAACCAGCTCGTAGGGCAGGCCCAGCCCGGCCGCGATGGCGCGCAGGTGGTTCTTCACGAAGGGCGCATAGGCATCGTGCTCGGTCGGGTTCGAAAAACGGATGTCGGTGCCGGGCGGCAGCGGGATCAGGCTGCCGGGCTCCATCCCCACGGTCAGCGCGCCGCCGGTGTTGGTGCCGGAAAGCCCGCCCGCGGTGCCGTCAGGATCGGTGATGAATCCGGTGAAGAGCGCCGCCACCTTGGCCTTGACCAGTGCGGCATCCTCGAACTGGTCGAGCTCGTGCAGCCGCAGCAGCACCGGCGCCAGCCAGGTGATCCCGCGAAGCTGGCCGGCGGCGAGCGGCTTGAACAGGTGCAGGCAGTCGGCGGAAGGGACGCGGATCGGGTCTGTACGGTATGACCTCAGCGGATCGCCCGGTCGGGAGGGCGCCACATGGTAGGCGATACGGCGACCGGCCGTATCGAACTCGATTCCTGCCCGAATCCGCGCCCCACCGCCGATCTCGCGGTGCAGATCCAGCGGCACCTGCTCGCGATCAAGAAGCTCGATATGAAGGGGGATGCTGCTGGCCTCGGAAGGCACCCTCAGCCGCGCGAAGCTCTCGCCGCTTTCGATCATCGCCCGCACGGCCATGGCCTGCAGCCCGTAGAAATCCGCAAGCCCGTCCGGCGTGGCGTGATCGGTCCAGCGAAGCCATAGCGCCTGCAGCCGTTCGCGCACCGCCCGGTCGGGATGGGTGGATTGCGGCTTGATCCCGGCGCCAACGACGTTGCCCACCAGGCTGTCCACCGCCGCCGCGACCCACGGATTGTTCCGTGCATACCAGCCGGCCCGCCGTGCGGCCGTGGTCGCGCCCGCCAGGATCGCCGCGTTCAGCCCATCGATGGTCTTGGCGCTCTTCCAACGCCGCCCAGCGCCGGCGGCGTCGAAGCCGCGGATGCGCGCGAGGCTGAGCAGGCGTTGGAGGAAGGTTCGCATGCCGCCTAGTTTGGCGTATGCGCAAAAAGCTGGCTACTCAGAGAGATTTGTAATGATTGGCGATCAGCCACATAGCTTGGGATCAGGCGCCAATCTTTTCAAGCATCTGCGCCCGCATATCTTTACCGTCTACCATCTTCTCGACGACGATGAAGAGTCCTTTGCCACCGCTCATTTTCTCCCAAAGCTGGCCAATGGTCCGCTTCTCGGAGGTGTCGGGGCCGTCGGCGATGTGGGCGCCTTTGTATTCTATGACAAGCAGACGTCCATCGTCCAACTGCGCTACGAAGTCCGGATAGAACTTGTCTGTCGCTGTAGGTAGCCAGAACGAGTTGGGGTGGCGTGCAACGTTGCGGATCCAGAACTTGAGGCCCGGCAAGCTGTCGATGGCCTGAGCGCATTGGAATTCTTCGCCATTCTCGGCCCCGTCGAACGCAGGGACATTGTCCGGGCCAAGAAAGTGCTTACGGGGCTTCCAGCGACCACGATACCGGCGCTGATCCCAGTACATCCCATCTTTGAAGGTGAAGGTGTGATCGAAGGACACGTGAACCTTTGATTCCGGAGCGAACAGGTATCGCTGGTAGACACCGTCACGCTCCTGCTGCCGGATGGTCGATATCTTCTCGCGGACCTTGCGAGCAAGGATGAACTTGCAGCGCATGAGGGCGGCGATGTGCATGCCACGACCGTTGATCAGGTGGCCCACCAGATCCCGCAGCCAGCGCAGCAGTTCGCTCTGGTGAATGTCCGGCTGGCGTACCTGTCGATCGAGCCAGATCACTAGCGCCTCAGGCGTCCAGCCCTCGACATCAACGTCAAGCGCCAGTTGTTCTTCCTCGTCGGCGAAACGATAAGTGATGCGGTTGCCGTCGAGGTCGATCTCGAAACTGCGGGCCGTCTCGCGGATTGCGAATTCGGCCTCGCTCAGCTTTGGCGAATGGTCGAGCAGCGACCAGTCGTGGAACTCCATGAACACGTCGGTGTCGGCGAACTCCAGCTCGCCCTGGATCTCCGACATCAGGCGCGGAACCTTGAAGGTTTCTCCCTGCTCGGCTGGCGACAACTGGTCCTTCACATCGGCACGGTATTTCGAGACAGCCTCGGTGAAACCCTTTCGCTCTGCCTCGGGGAGCGCCTCGGTGATGACCTTTTCGAGCCTGCTGTCGACGCGACCCGTGATAGTGATCTCGATCTTGTCGCCACTGGTATCTCGGACACTCACGTCCTCGCGCTTCTTCAGTTCGGCGACCACCTCGGGCGTAGCCGTCACGGTGTGTCTGAAGGTCGGCTTCCGCTTGTCGCGCGGGCCGAACAGGCCGGTATCGACATCGAAAGAGGTTTGCACGGGTTCTATATTGTCAAATGCCTCATCTTCCTCGAATCCCATGGCGACCAGCTTGTCGGCCAGTGATCGCGCCGCTTCGCCGAAGGATGGCTCTGACAGAAAAGCATAGGCCCGGTTGAGCGCGTCCGCTTTGCGGCGTTTCGCATACGGCATACGCAGCACCCGGCCCAGCAGCTGCTCTACGTCCACCGCGCTCTGGATCCGCGAGACGGAGCAGAACGCGTAGGCGAATGAACAATCCCAGCCTTCCTTCAGCGCCTTGACGGTGATTACATATTCGATAGGGCACTTCGGATCGAACAGGTTGATTCCGTCGAGTTCACGCTGATCGCCGGTCGCCACCGCAATCTTCTCTTCGGGGATCTGCTCGACTTCTATCAGGTGCTTTTTCAGCACCTCGACCGTCACCTCCTGGTTCTTCGGTTGCGCCTGGAACAGGACGATGGGGCGGATGTAGTCGGGATCTTCCTCCGCTGTCTCAGCCAGCGAGGCGCGCGCCCTGATGGCATCGTTCACCGCGTTCTGCCATGTGTCGTGCTCGGACAGCATGATCGGCAGCTTGATCATCTCCTCGAGCTTCAGTTCCTGTGCGGTGACGCTGTGCAGGATGTTCGAGTTGACCCGCGGTGTCGCCGTGAACTCGATGATGGCGGACGGGTTCACCCGCCCCTGCATCTCCCGCGTCAGGCCGGTGACGGCGTTGTGTGCCTCGTCGACGATCATGAGCGGCCGGTGGATGTGCATCAGGTTGGCAAAGGAGTATTTCACGCCGCCGCCTTTCAGCGTTTCCAGCCCCGGCAGGGCCTTGGGCAGCGCCGTGAAATGCGGCTCCAAGTTCTCGTTATGGGCGTAGACCTTGCGGCCTTCTGTGTTCGTCACGCGCAGGGTCTGGATCGTGCCCACAACGATGCAACAATGGTCGCGGATATCCTGCGGGCGAATATGAGTGAAATCGGCGATGTCGAACACACGCACCCTGCCGTCGAAGGCCTCATCCAGCACTTGTCGGTAAGGGTGGCGGGCATCCTTCAGTGCTTCGGCCGTTTGCAGCCGAATGGTGTTCGACGGCACCAGCCACAGGACCATTGGATAGTCCTTCTCCACCCAGGCGTCACGTGCAATGCCAATGGAATGGGCGCCGAGGATCGTCTTGCCGCCCCCCGTGGGCAACCGCAGGCAGACATAAGGCAC